TTCTTTTTTCAGGTCTAGTGCTGCTTCCCTCAAGATCGGCTCTTTGTTTTTGTTCGCTACTCTTAGTAACGCCCTGACTGCTGCTTCTTGTGCCTCTATCGAAGAGTGTTGGGTCTTCTTGTCCATCTGCTTTTCTCCTTGCTAAATCAATTACTTCTCCAACTGTGGTTTCGTCATCGAACATTCCACCAGTTTGTTTTCTACTGGATTCTTCAACGTAAGCATTAAGAAAATCAGTCATATATTTCTGTGATTTTGCTCTTGTTAACTTATCGTTGTAAATCCCCTTAATAAGCATCTTAACCAAAGGATCAATTTCTGCAAGCATATCTCTTTGATTTAATATATCTGATATGGCTGTTCCGTTCTTTCTAGCTGTAGAAACTCTTTGCGCCATATCTGTTATTTGTGGGGTTATATCGTATTTAGCGTCAACTTGTCCACCAGCAATATCTGATTTTAATTGAGCAAACTTAGGTGCAGCTGAAAGCATTGCGTTGGAAATAGCTTTAATATTATCGTCTGTACTATCAAGCATAGTTCCCAAAGTGTTGGTATCTTCATATGCTGACGCTAATATTGCATTTTGTATTCTTAACACGCCCTCTCTTGTTATTGCTCCATCTTTAGTCATTGTGTTCTGTTCATTTAAAGAAACAACTTTTTGTATAAATTGATTAACAAATTGTCTATTTTCGCTTTTAGTTAAATCTCCTCCTTGATATTGAGAAACTAAATCAATTCCCATATCCTTTGCATCTCTGACTGCTCTTTCTGTTGCGTTCATAGAGGCTATGGAATCTTTGTTAGATAAATTTGCTAATTCTATTAATTCTTGATTTGTAAATTCCCCATCTAAAACACGGACTACAATAGGTATTTCGTTCATATTGTTGCTGAAGCTTTCGTTTGTGTATTCATCGACAGCTTGTGCGTATTTTTTCCATTCAGCAGGATAAGATGCTAAAGCTTTTTTCAACATCAAAACTCTTCCGTTGCCTGATATAATAGTTCCATCTGTTGAAATAATCGGCGCACCAGTATTTGTTGTAGGAGCTTCAAGTAATTGTTTTGGGTCTAATTTAGCTGCTCTTTTATTTATTTGTATTTCTGATTCTTTTAAATCCCTATCTCTTGGCTGGAAATCCCCACTTGCTTGTTTCAGCTTGTTTGCATCTACCACCATATATCCTACTGAAACTTCTTTTTCCGATCCTGGAGTTCTTATTTTTTCAAACTTACCCATAAACTTGCCAATAGGCTTAACTTGCTTACTAGAATCTTTTGTCTGTAACGGATCGACTTCAGTTTCAGTTTCTACGGCTTTCGGTGCTGGATCAATCTTAACTGTTTCAGGCCTTGGCTTTGGCTCTGGAGGCTTTTCAACAACTGGTTTCTCGACTACTGGCGTTTCAGCTACTGGTTTCTCAACAACTGGCTTTTCAACAACTGGCTTTTCAACAACTGGTTTCTCGACTACTGGCGTTTCAGCTACTGGTTTCTCAACTACTGGTGTTTCAACTACTGGCGTTTCAGCTACTGGTTTCTCAACTACTGGTGTTTCAACTACTGGTGTTTCGACAACTGGTGTTTCTGTAGTTTGGCTCTCTGACTGTTCAACTAAGGAGGACTCGTTTTCTACAGCCAGAGATTCCTTTTTAGACGGCCTGAAATCAAAGTCTTCTATTTTTTCAGGAACAACTGTTAACTGGGCATTATCTGGGTTGAATTTGTCTATAGCTGTATCTTGAGCAATTTCTTTGCTAGTGTTATCAAATGCGCTATTAAGTTCACGCTCTGCCAGATTACCTTTGAGTGAAGTCCCTACGTTTGTAGCTACCTCTATGCTTCCAGTAGGTATTTCTGCAAAGTATTCTAATGCCATTTCGCCGTAATTAATCTCATCTCGTAATCCAAATATGCTTTGCATAAATTGACCAGAAAATTCTCCAGATGCGCCTAAAAGTCCTTGATTGTTTAATTCAACTGCTGATGCTCCTAATACTCTAGGAGTTGATGCTCCTGACTTTATTAATGGAGATACAAGTTTGCCAGCCAATCCCATAGATAAAGCATCAAACACAGCAATCGGTATTCCATAAGCTAAACCAGATTTTTTTGCTCTTGCGTAAAATTCAGGATCAGAAAGTTTAGCCTCAATAGCTTTGTCGTCTGTCATATCAACGCCAGACTTTTGCAACTCTTCTAAAATAGTATCAGAATAAATATTTCCAAAAGTAACAATTCCTCCACCAGCTGCGCCGACTAATGGATTACCAGATACTGCCGTTCCAGTTATGAAAACAGCTAAACTTGACAAAGACATAGGGAATGATTCCCCAACCACAGATAATACTGCACTAGGATTATTAGAAATTGCGCTTAATATATTTTTCCAGCCTTTTGCTTCAACAATTTGTTTTAAACCATCTGCGACTTCTTTTGGCTGGTTAGGAGATGTCCTATTTAATTCTGCAATAAACTTTATAGCTTGAGTTTGATCTTGCATTCCAAGATTAGCCGATAACATAGCCATTGCTTTGTTTGCCCTTACAAACCCTCTAAATAATGCGTTGTTTGGTAAATTGGAATCATCTCCCTCGCTTACATTACTATCAGCAATTAATTTAATAGCTGTTTCGTTGTCAATTTTAACTTCGCCTTTTTCTGTTTTAAGAGTAAAGTTGTTAAACGATCCCCCAACAAACGATTGATTAGGATTCCTATCAAGTTTTTCCTGACCTTTTGTTGGCTTGCCGTAAAGATCAGTTAGCCTTTTAACTTCTTGATTTACTTTAAATTGTTTTGTTGCTTTCTTAATTTCGTCTTTTCGCTTCTCGCCTATCTTCTTTGATCTATCTATTGACCCAGCTGTAGCTTCTTCTATTGAATTAAACATAGGAAACTTAGATGCGTCTATTGATCCGTTTTCTATTTTCTTTTTCGTTAACGCTAGTGCAGCATCGCCTGACATTGCAACGCCATTAATAACCGATGGTATGTTTACAAACTTTTGACCTGGATTAAATGGATAACCTAATTCTGACGCATCTATTGTCACGCCTCTTTCGGTTTGTGCGTTACCTTGATCGTCCATAACTATAGGTCTGTTTAAATCAATTGGGAATCCAGCTGAGTCAAAAACTGGCTTGGGAGTAAACATACTTCTTGAATCGTTTTTCTCCATACGATTCATTGTTTTATTTAAGTCATTAGATATTGGATTTTGTGGAATAGCTACACCAGATAAATCTGGACTAGATGAGCCATCAAAAATCCCAACAGAATCTTTTTGTTCCATTCTGTCCATTGTCTTATTAAATACATTAGACATTGGGTTTTGATCAATGGATTGTGTCTCTAACGGATTTATTACTGGAGGCGCTACTACTGTTTTGTCTTGGCTAAAGTCAAACTGCGATGGTCTGAAATCAAAATCAATATCAGTATCTATTTCTGTGTTTGTGTCTATGTTTTTGCTTGGTCGAAAATCAAAATCCATATTATTAACCTTTAATAAAATTCGCTATAGCTTTTGAATCGTTGTCGTCATATCCTAAAGAACCAAAGAATTTTACTACTGTTTCTAAAGGAGCTTTTTTCCCATCAGCGTTTTTTTGAAAATAATCAACAAAATATTTAGGTGCAACCAAATCTTCTCCAACAAAAGGATTAGTGATTTGCACAACGCCTTGGGAAACAACTCCCTCTACATTTGAGCTAAAAGCCTGATCTCTTGCTACTTTTTCTTTTAAGTCTTCAGCAATATTTTTGTATATTATTTGCTGAATGTTCCCAATAACATTTGATGGTAATTCGTTATATTGTTCGTAAGCTTTATAAGCATTTTCAAAATATTTTTGGGAATCGTTAACGTCTTTTTGCTTTAACCCACCATTATTTTTATTAGAAGTGCTATCTTTAAAGCCTGATCCTTTTATAACGTACTGGCCTTGATCATTTACTGGTATGCCTAACTCATCAGCCATTTCTTTGCTTAAAAATACATCTGCTTTACCGACCTGAACCTTTACCTGATCAACTTTGTTTGGAGAAGCTTTTCCATTAATTACATAAACTTCTTCGCCGTTTTCTATTGTAGGCTCAACGCCTAATGTATCGGCTGTTGTCTGATCAATATAAACCTTTTGATCCTTACCTACGGCAATTGTGATTTCACGATTATCAAACTTGTATTTAGCTGTTGCAGCTACTGACTCTATCTTTGCAATTCCAAGTTCTTTAGTAATTATTCTTTTTTGTTTTGCCTCTTCTTTTTTTGTTATGTTGTCTTGATCAGTATTATATTGGCTGGCTTCAAAACTTTTGTTATTTTTATCTAAAGTACCACTTAAATCGTTTGCTATCTTAGTTTGTGCCGTGCCTGAATCAAAGTATTGTCCAGGATTACCTCCTTGCATTATTGCCCCTCTTCTTATGTCTTCAGCATTGCCTTTTTGTATCATGTTTTGCGCTAACTTACTTTTCTCTGACTTGCCTATAGTGTTTAGCGCATCTGCAAATTGATTAGGTTTGTAGCTTAAATCCCCAAGCATTGATCTGGCAACGCTAGTTAAATTATCAAGAGAATAACTGTTGTTAGGCAATACAGAGGTATCCCCTGAAATTGGCTTACTCATATTCCCTCCGTCTATAAAAGGAACTTGAGATTGATTGAATCCAGCGTTAGGCTCGCCAGTAAAGCTTTTTAATATTTGACCAGCAAGTGTATTAGTAGTGTTAGGAATAGAAGCTTGCAAATCACTCACATTCTTATTCTTTTGATTCTGACCTACAGTTTGAGAGTCGTAATATTTTCCTCTTGCAATGTTCGCATCATCAGCTGCACTACCAGTTAAAATATTGGCTATATTGCCAAACGCTCTGGAAATTGACTCATCTCTATAGATGTTGTTTCTTCTTGATGACATTTACTAAACCCTCTTTATTTTTTTAAACCATATCCAGTCATTGCTTGCCCACCACCTGATAAGATTTGAGCCGTAGGACTGTAAGCCAAATCGTTAGCTGCTTGTAATTCTGCATCAAGCAAATTGCCCTCTCCTTGCATAAAGTTACCAATCATCTGTCCTTTTTCAGCCGACTTAGCTAATTGTGGATTTACAGAAGTGGCTAAATAATCTCCTAATGACGCAAGTTTAGCTTTTGCATCTCCTTGTTGCTTATTAAAAGCAGCTGCTTTCATCATCTCATTTGACAATGTTTCTTCAACTATGGCTGGTGCGCTTCCTATATTCGGCATTGAATAATTAGGTGTGTTAATTGTATCATTATATAAAGCAGCAAACTTGTTTTGTGATATTTGATTGCCATCATCAAATGAATCTTGGTTAAACATATCTGTACTTTTATTTATAGGATTTCTTGCTTCTGCTTCTAAATCTCGTTGTCTTTTAGAGTTATTATTTATAGCTGTATTTCTTGCGTTTTTTGATTTTCTTACAGCGTTATCTTGCATTACTTTGCCACCTACACTCATGGCTACGCCTATCATAGTTGGATCACACATTACGACACCACCCTTGTTGTTGACCCTCTATATGGGTCGTTAATTCCTGAATAAGTATATGATGGAGTTATATTTCCTCCAGATTGGTCTACTCCAGATATTGATGTTGGAGTGACATTATCTACTGGCTGATTAACCAATGGAATTTTTGTAAAGCCGTCAAAGAATGATAAGGCTGTTTTTGAAGCTGCTGGTTTTAACTTCTCTATGTCTTGAGAAAAATCAAACGCTTTTATGTTTTCAGTTTGCTTATCAATATCTGCTCTAGTAGTTGCCCCACCAGCCATTGCTGAAAGCGCATCAGTTAATGCTTGTTGCTTTTTTCCTACTTCATCTTTTTTAGATTGAGAATACCCTGACGCTCCAGTTGTTATATTTGCTGAATCTACAGTTTTTTGTGTCAATAAGTCTCCTAGACCAGAATCTATTTCAGATTGAGTTAATAGACCTTTAGCTTTAAAACCATCATACATTCCTCTTGTTGCATCAGCATACGCAGAGGACAATAAAGGCGTTTGGTAATCGGTAAAAGAAGTCGCTAAATCATCATAATAGTCATCGCCAAAAGCACCAAAAGCATCTGTTAATTCTTTTTGCTTTTGAGATAATGTTTCTGCTCTTTGTTTCTTAGCAGCGTTAATGGCAATCATCGGATCAACTCTTAATTGTTGTTGATAAGGCGAGTCATTATTGTTCATATGACTATTATCTATTGTGCCTCTTCCACCATGTACTCTTCCAAAATCTTCATCTGACGGATCGCTTGGGTCTGAATCACCATTCATGTTTTACTCCTTAATGATAAACAAATTTTCTTTTAATATGACCAATTCTTTGGTTAGTTCGCTTGTAATACGCAACGTTATGGGAAGCACCAAACTGATCTTCAAACCACTTTTTTGAATCTCTCGCCATTTCTAAAACATTTCCATATGGAGCAATTAAATCTATGATCCATAAATTACCCTCATTTTGTCTCCAATCGTCCCATTCCAACGGCCTTGTTTTATTCAAAAAAGCAATTTCAGCTTCTTCCGTTAAAAACGTCCAAGTAAGAAATCCTTGTAAAGTTCCCTCTTCATCATCAAAATACCATCTTGCTCGATCTGCCATGATTGGAGTGCAAATATATCGGCTGACATCTATTGGTTTGTAGCTTTTATGCCAATTAGATAAAGTCATCAAATTAATCGCATCGGCCATAACATAATTTTGCATATAGCTAGTCATTAACTAATTACCCTCGATGTACTTTTAGGAGAAAATAATCCAGTATCATATTTGTTTTGGCCTCTTCTTTCTAAAGAAGCTTGCGTAGAAAGACCCTCTGTTGCGTCGGCGAACAACTCCAATAATGGAGAATAGGCTGGCAATTGGTTTAAAGTTTTCGCTCTATTAGCTGCATTTTGTGCAATCAATGATGGATTAGCTAAACTCATATTTTGATTTTGTAGATCGCTTCTTGCTGCATCGATCCCTTGCCTTGATTTCAATGAATATTCGTTACCTTTATCAGCAACTTGTCTTTCATTTAACCCTCTATCTTTATCTAGCTTGGCTCTTTTTTGCGCTGCAACAGAACTGTTTAATAGACCAGCGTTAGCTAAAGATAACGTTAATTTTTTAGATGCTTCATTAAACTGATCAGTTAATTGTGGCGTTGCATAATCAAGGTAGTTTTGCGTTTGAGTATTGTAAAAATCATCGTCAAATTTTAAAAAGGCATTATCGATATTCTTATTACCATCTCTAATCCTAGCTTGACGCTCTTCCTCATCTTTTCTTTGTTGGGCTGCTCCTCCGTCGCCTCCTCCACCACCTCCACACATTATGCTATCTCTCCTCTTCTGATCCAGTTTACGTTTTGGCTGTTATCGCCTCTAATCCATGCAAAATTTATAAAATCTTCTTTGTTTCTGCCGTAGCCTTTTAAAACGCTTTCTTCTTTTAATCCTAAAAATTTAAGCCAATTATGCACCACTTCATATCCATCAATTGATTGCGCTTCTACTCTATGAGCATTCGCATTATCTAATACTGGTATTATACTATTTATTATTAGCTTTGTAAGGGATAGATGAATTTTTTGAAAGTTGTCGGTCGCAAATAACCCCAAATTCCACACACCTTTTCGCATAGGTATATATGTAAGGGCAGCTATTCCTCCATGTTCTTTTGTTCCACAAACAATTGTTGTTTTGTGTTCAGTCCATGTTCTTGCTAATTGTTCGGCTAATTCTCTTCTGTTCTCACAAAAAGTCAAAGCTACAATTTCTTCATAATCTCGCTGTCTCATGTTTAAAGCTACATTATAAACTGATCCTACTGTTGCTTCTTCCCAAATCATTATCCAGCCTCGCTCATATCGTAATGTAATGCTAAATTACCTATTTTAGCTGCACCAGCTGAAGTGCAAACTAATTTAGGCGCTAAGTGAGTTGAGTAACCAGAAAAAGTTGCTCGCCCTAAACCATATGTGGTTCTATCAATTGTAGCTATTTCTTGATTTATTGTTATATCCGTTGGGTCTGTAGATACATAAACAGTCCATTGATTTGTGCAACTAAGATCAATACCAGTAAAATCTTTACTTGTAGCTGGCTTTGCTGCATCTAAAAATGGCAATTGGATTTCTACTGTACTGCTATCATAAGTTTGTCCAGTTGATCCACCTAAACTGTATAAGGCATTTCCACTTCTGCACAACACTTGCGTTCCATCATATGACCAATTATCAATTACAAATCCTGGCTCATAAGTTGACCATGCACTTACCTTGCTTGATGGGAAATAACTGAAAACATAAACAACCGATCCTATAGCAATTAAATACCTACCATTTTTAGGATCAAGTATTGCTTGAGAATTTAACGCTGCATCTCTATCTGAAGAAATTTCTGTAAGTATAATATCATCAATTGGATTGCCTATATCCCCAACAAAAGCAGCGTTAGAACTATCTCTTGCTCTTAAACTTCTGATGCCTGACTCGCTTAAATAAAAAACGTCATTATCTCCAAATTCAATAACGCTTTGAGGCGATATTGTTCCAGTATTATTTAATACTTGTATTTGACTATTCTGCGCTTCATCAGCTGAAACAAACCATATTTGAATTGCTTCTTTAGCAAAAACAGCAAGATTAGAGTAATAACTTGCTACAGCTTGTAACGATTCCGAACCACCAGCGTTATTAGATAAATTAATAAACCCAGCGCCAACAGCTGTATTATTCCATTCGGTAGGATCGTTGACCCCTGAAAAATGCAACAAAGAATCTGACAAACCATACATTTTGGTTTTAACTGGCTTTATAAAAGACCCAGGAGTATATCCATTAACGTTATTACTTGTTGCTCCTCCGTCCATAATCGCAGAACTGCCAGTAAATGAAGTAGTCACATTGCCACTAACAGTTATAACAACAGCGTAGTTGTTAGAAGATGAGCCACTATCTTTTGATGTAATATTAACTAAAACACCAGTTGAAGTGGATTCATATTCTGGAGTAGTTCCAGCGTCATTTATAGCCTCTGATATTAAAGTCGCCATATTAGAGTTTGATGTTGCCCAAGTTATTTGAGCATTAATTATGGAAACCCCATTTACTGTTATATTGGTTACAGCATTATCCACGCCACCTGACATATTGTTAATAGTCGATACACTAACTGCTCCGTCTACTTCAACAGTTACTGCAAATCCATTTACTGTTATACCAGTTGTAACAGCCGTTATAGTTACGACTGCTCCACTTGCTGAAGCTGTATAATTAGGAGAAGTTGTTGCAGCGTTTATAGCATTAGCTACATTTGTTGCAGTTGATGAATCTGTACCAGTATGCGCCACAGACGATGAAAATAAATCAATATTATTAACCCTGACAATACGAATATTATCTCCTGGGTTTGCCGTTCCACTAGCTACAGTAAATGATCCAGTTGCTGCCGTTCCACCAGATGATCCTCCAGTTACAGAGAATTGATTTCTTGATCTGCCGTCAAACCAATCTGTTATTCTTACGCCGTTGTAGTAATGGTAGATTCTTCCATCTGCAAATTGCGCTGAAGCATATACTTGTCCATCAAAAAAATCTGTATCTAAAACTTTAGTTAAGGCCGTTCCTGATGGGTGCTGTAATCTTACATAGTTAACGTTTGCTGGAGTTCCACTTGCAAAAGTTACGCTACTAGCAGCATCGCTTCCAAAAACATATATTTGGCCATTTGCAGAAGCTAATCCAGTAGTGTTGGACGGCAATGTAGCCAAAGAGACAAAAGCTGGCCTTTTCTCTATTTCCCCACCTCTTGTAATATGAGCGTTTTTTAAAGTAATCAAAGTTCCTGGAGTAGCAGTTACGTCTGATCTTCTTGCGTCTAGGCCACCTCTAAAATCTTCAATTAATACATAAGCCATTTAATTGCCCGTAGTAGCTATTAAAGGAGGACTTTTAGGTCTATATAACCCCTCTGGCTCTCCACCACCTAATACAAAAGTTTCAGTTTTTGATAACCTAGCTTTCAACCTTGCATAATGCGCTTGCGCTTGCGCTAATTTATTTTGAGCATCAGCTTGCTTTTGTCTGGCTAACATTTCAGCAGAAGCATAAAGAACGATTAATTGATCGTCTAAATCAGCTTTATCTGTTTCTGCAATTAATCCATTAAGGTTTTTTATTCCGTGAAACCTAACCATGCCTTGCTTTGTAGAAGCTGTGCTATTTGTCGATGGGATTGGCCAAAGTTCAATTTGATTATTTTCGTATGCGTCATAGCATTGAATAGGATAAGACGTTATTCCTCTATCGGAATCAAATTGATTGTATTGCTTTGCGCCTATTCCGTAATCAAGCTTTGTCCAATAATCGCCATGTTTAAATTCAGCTTTTTCTATTCTTTCAAAAGTCATGTCACTAGGAAGATCATAGTATCTTTGATTAATAGATATATCTATATCTCTAGTAACTCTTAAAAAAGGCCAGCCATAATCTTCCCACAATCGTCTTTGAGTTCTTTGCAAAATATTTACAAGAACATCTCTAGTGGATTTTCCTAAACTTGGTTGTAAAGAATGCCCAATTTCAGATCGCAAATCATTAATTAAGATTGCTAAAGTTGTTCCTCTGGCCATATTGACTCCCTAATATTTCTTACCACCCTTGCCTTTTTTCTTAGTCATCTTCTTTTGCCTCATAAGCTTCATTTGTTTCTGTTTCTGGATCATCTGCAATAAAATGTCCTTTGTTATCTCTTGCTCTTTTTGAGCTTACTTTTGACTTGGCTTTTGGTTTTGCTAATCTTTCTTGAAGATACATTTTATCAAAATAACCATCGTCAATTCTTGCGTCTTCAAAAGATTGTGGTAACGCTCCATACGCACCAAACACATCAACAACCTTTTGGTCGCTATAAAGATTTCCTAATCTATCACGCTCTACTTTATCGTCATGGTCATAAGAGCCATCAACAATAATATTAAAAACAGAAGTTTCGCCGTGTATGTGTCTAAGCATTACTAACTCTGGAATTGTTAGAAATCCTTTATTAATAACGTTTCCTATATTTCCGTCTATAGCTACGTTTGCATTAATTTTTTCCATAATTTCCTCCTTATACAAAGGGCAAGCTGGAGAAAGAACTTGCCCTTTGGTTTATGTATTTATGCTATTTCATAAACACCATGACAGTTTAACTGTGATGCGCTTAGAACAGCCGTTGTCGTAATTGCACGATACATAACGTATTGTGTTGCTGGTCTTGCTGGCGCATGACGTTTCATTTTTTCTCCGTCCATGTAATACATACATAACTTTGACGGATCGATGATGTAACAACGCTTGCTAGGGTCTTTACCTGAAATTGTTAAGTCATCAAGAGATGGATCATACTGAAATTTAATGCCAGCGTAACTGATATCGCCAACAGCAATGTCTGTAGACTTTGAAAAACCAGTTTGACTGTAATTTCCATTTCTTCTGATTTCGTCAGCTAAACGATCCATAAAAGCAGAACCAGCTAAAGCAATTGACGGCTTACCACCAAATCTCTTTAACTGTCTTATTTCTGTATGTAGAAACTCGATTAATTCTGCTCCAGTTGCAGTATTTGCAATCGCAACATTAAATCTGTTTCTCCACCAAGTATTGCTTACAGTTGATAGACCACCTACTGTAGTACCAGTTGCTGCTGGATTATCCACAATTACAGATCGAATACCAGCTAATGCTTTTGCATCTCCAGTACCATCTCCATATAGAAGAGTGTTCATACCTTTGGAATAACCCTCCATCATATCATCTAGCTTATCTTCTAAAAGATTAACTAAAACTGTAGTATCTCTACCACTATGATTTGATGTTCCAGCACCAGCTAAACTATCAGTAACACTAATTCCGTCTTTTTTAAGTTCGGTTAATGTTAATGAAATACCAGTATGGTGTTCTTTCCAAGGAAAATTGACTCTTTGGATATTAGCTGGATTTGCATAAGCGACTGTATCACTATGCGTATAACCAGCTACAGTTGATGTGTAAACTCCCTTTACTGCAAGAGATATGTTCTCTTTACCACCAGGAAAAGTTTTTGAACCCTTATCCATAGCTGCAAGAAGAGGTTTATCTTGAAGTGAGTTTGAGTAGACTTTGCCCTTGTCTATATAATAGTCAAGCGCAGCGTTAGCGATATTCGCTAATTCGGCTGAAGAAAATGCCATTTTTATTGCTCCTTAATGTATTACGATCCCCCAGTTGCCAAAGCGTTTTGGACTGCGTCCATTAAACTCTTAGGCTCTGGCATTGGCGAACCACCTAATTTACCACCAGACAAACTTCGTATTGGACTTTTGACTCCCATTCTACTCCGATAACGTTTGTTAACTGTGTCATAAGCTTCTTGCGCTAACGCTACAGCATCATCAGAATTGTTTGGTCGTCCTCGTTCACGAACTAAAGCCGATACTCTGTCGTCAATTTCATCTTGTTTGAAGTCAAAATCTGGATCAGTTTTACGAACATTCTTTTCCCAGTTAGTCACAGATTGAGCCAAAACATTAACTTCACTTCGAGTTTTCATCTGCTCTTGTTCACTTAACATTTGTTGATTGGCGTTCTTTTGTATCTGAACGTCTGCTCTCGTTCTAGCTAACTCTTTTCCTACATCTTCGTCCATGTATCCATCTTCAATTTTTTGCTGAATATCGTTAGGAATTATTTGGCCAGTTACTTGTTGCAAGTTATTTATAATTGGCTGTAATGCTTCCAAGGCAGCTTGTGGATTGCTTTTCATTAATCCCATAATTGACAAACCTTGAGCAGTTTCTTCAGCAGATAGCTTCATCTCTTTTAAAGATGATTGTATCTTCTCATACTGCTCATGCCCTCTTTTGTATTCGTTTTTTTCAGCAATAACTTCTTTGAATCTAGGTTGCAAATGCAAAGGAACGTTATCTAAAACTTCTTTCTCTGACTCCTCGGTTAAAGGGGTATCCGTTTGAACGTCTTCAGTTTCTTCTTCTACGGATTGCGATTCCGTTTCTGCCGTTTCTCCATTATCTATAGCTGATTGTACTACAGATAATAAATCATCTTCAGTTTCGCTTTCTGTGCTGGACGACAGCACATCTTGATCCTGACTTAGTTCAAGTTCGTCCTGGCTTTGTGAGTCATCGGACGATGCTGACTCTTTTAGGTCTTCGACCATAATACGTCCTTTCGTTTTAACTTATTATACATATGTCGATCCTATCTTTCAACACCATAGCTAATTAATATTTCCTATAGGTGGTAAAGAAGAACCATTAAGCGTGTTAGGGATAGATGCGTTATTTGCCCCTCCACTTGGCGAACCTTGTAAGGCTGGATCGCCAGTTCCCTCTCCTTGTGACTGATTCATAGAAACAATAGATGGAATACTGTCAACGATAGCTTGAGTTACATCAAGTTTATCGTCTAATCTCTTTAACAATTCTTTTGCTAACCATAATGGGTCAATTCCTGGAATCTGCAATAAGAATGGCATAATTCTTTCAATGTTAGCTAAATCAGCTGCACGATTTGGCTTACCAGTTGAACCAGCTTCAATTTCAAGAAACACTTCATTCATAATGTCTTCTCTAGTCATTTCAGGCCAAACTGCACCTTGACCAACTATTTTCTTAACTTCTTCAACAGACATTAAATGAAGCATAACCTGACCAGCTGACCTTGCCACTTCTGACATGAATGAATCTAATTCATCTACATTCGCTCCAAGAGATGACATTCTTGCACTTTCGGCAATACTTGTTTCTGTAGCTGTTGCATTTGAAACTCCACCAAATGTACTTTCTTGTGCGCCAACAACTAACTGAATATCATCAAATAATGTTTTTACTTCATACAAATTAGGATCAATTCCTATAGTTTGTACTGGTTGAATAACGTCACTTACTTTCTGTCCAGCTGCTAAAGCTTGTAATTCTAACAAGGCATTTGCTGGGTGCGTTGATAATTT